AGTGCTAACCAGTTTGATGCTACAAAAAGCAGTACCGCAAGACGTATTGTGAACTTGGCAGACCCTGTAGATGCACAGGATGCAGTAACGAAGAACTGGCTAACGACCACCTACCTTACTCCCGCTAACATTACAAACATTGATACAACGGGAACTAACATTGCGAGCATCAACACGGTTGCGGGTGCAATCGCTAACGTCAACTCTGTTGCAGGTAATGCCACAAACATCAACACGGTGGCGGGTAACAACGCCAACATAAACACAGTTGCAGGTAACAACGCCGACATTTCGACTGTCGCAGGTATTGCCGCTAACGTCACCACGGTTGCAAACGCTTCCTCGAACATTGCCGCCGTTGCCACAGATATTGCCGCAGTTCAAACGGTGGCTTCTGACTTACAAGAAACAGTGTCAGAAATTGAAACTGTCGCCAACGACCTGAATGAACAGACATCAGAAATCGACACGGTGGCAGGGGCTGTCGCTAACATCAACACAGTTGGCACAAACATCAACAACGTGAATTCTACTGGTGGTGCTATTACAAATGTGAACACGGTTGCTGGTCAGATATCACCGACAAACAATATCGGCACTGTCGCTGGTATATCTACAGAAATCGGAAACGTGTCAGGGATATCCAGCGCAGTATCAAGCGTTGGAAGTAACACCGCCAACATAAACAATGTCGCTGGACAGATTAGCCCGACCAATAACATAAGCACTGTCGCTTCTAACATCTCTGATATTCAGGATGTAGGCGGTAACATTGGCGCAATCACTACTGTCAACGGCATTAGTGCCAACGTGTCCACAGTAGCTGGCATTAGCTCTGACGTAACAAGCGCGGCTAGTAACTCTACTAACATCACCAACGTGGCAAACAACGCTTCTAATATCACCGCTGTTGCTGGCGCGGTAACCAATATCAATACCGTAGCCGCCAACGTAACCAATGTTGGAGCAGTCGCTAATATAAGCTCTGATGTAACCACAGTGGCAGGGGATGCTACTGATATCGGAACAGTCGCTGGGGCTATAGCCAATGTCAACTCAGTGGCAACCAACAGTGCCAACATCAATGCTGTTGCGGCTAACAGTGCAAACATCAACTCTGTAGCTGGAGACTCAACAAACATTAATACAGTGGCTGGCATTTCTTCTAACGTATCCACTGTTGCAAGTAATGTCACAGGGGTTAACAGCTTTGCTGACCGTTATCGTGTTGGTTCGTCCGACCCATCGTCATCCAATGATGCTGGCGATTTGTTCTTCAATACAACTGCCAGTGTACTCAAGTTCTATAACGGCACACAGTGGAATCAGATAACCACCTTTAGTGGTAACTATAACGACCTTTCAAACAAACCTACAATTCCTGCCGCTCCAGCGATTGAGGACAACTCTGGTACACCAGCGTTAGCTACAGGAATTACTGGCGCAGAAGTTCGGACAGCGATTGGTGCAGGCACATCGTCTTTTGATGGAGCTTATAGTTCGTTAACTGGCACACCCACCATCCCATCCAATGTTTCAGACCTAACAAATGACAGCGGGTTTATTACGTCAGCCGATGGTGGCAACGCGGCTACGCTTGACGGCTTGGATAGCACTCAGTTTTTGCGAAGCGATGCCAACGACATTACTACAGCCCAGCTAACAGTTCAGCAAAGTGGTGTAAGCAGGTTCATAACACCCGAAGGCAATCATGCTGGTTCTTTTAGAGCGCGTGGCGACCACTCGACAAGTGGCCTTGGGACGCTTGAACTACAGAATGATGGGGGTACGGGCGATAGCAACCTTGCAAGTTTATCGCTTCATTGCGCTGGTCATTATGCCACGAACTTCCACCTACGCGCCGATGCGTATCTCGGCGTTGGCGGTTGGTCGGCAACGTCATGGAGATGGTATGTCCACATGCCTACCGGAGATATGGTCGCGGCGGGTAATGTGACAGCATACTCCGATGAGCGTCTGAAAGAGGAAGTCTCACCCCTGACAAACAGCCTTGAGAAGGTGCAAAAACTTAATGGTGTCCGATTTAAGTGGAAGGACATGCCTGAAATTGTAGGCAGACCAAATACCTACGATTTTGGGGTTTTGGCACATGAGGTCGAGGCCGTGGCTCCAGAGGCAGTTCATGGTAGCGCACACACATCCCCTGATGGCGACCCTTATAAAACTGTGGCCTATGACAAGCTCGTGCCGATTTTAATTGAGGCAATTAAAGAGCAACAAACGCAAATCAAAGAAATGCGCGTTGAATTGGAGGAGTTGAAAAATGGCTCTGCAAAGTAGCGGTGCAATATCTTTATCTCAAATTCAGTCAGAATGGGGCGGCTCGTCACCGATTTCACTGAGTGAGTATTATCTTGGGTCACTGCCATCTGGACGCACCAATTACGGTACTATCCCGTCAAGCGGTGCTATTGATATTGGCGATTTTTACGGAACCAATTCGGCGGTGGCAACCCAAACAATCGCGATTGGTAACTCCAGTTATGTTGCGGCAACTCAGTATGTTGGCGCGGTTTATGGTATGCACGCCACAGACACGAACCCCACACTTATAAACGCTTATGTATCCAACCACCCGATTGTAACTGTCAATGGGCGAAACACACGATGGTGTTCATTAGTTTGGGGAAACAATAATACACTCGGTTTATCGATGGCTGATTTTGCGGCGACTTCCGCAACGTATTCTGGTTTTCCTGCAAACTCAGGCTGGTCAACTTTAACAATAAGTGGCGGTGCATCTCGCACTTTAAGCCGTTCTGCCGCCGGATTTTCAGGGTCAACAACGCTATTTTCTGGGGGTACAGTTCGCTCGACGGCTGGCTGGATTTGGACGGGTCAGTCAAACATATTCCCGAACAGCAACAACACAACAAGTTTTACTCTAACGATTACTTAGGTTCATGATGTATCAATACACGACGATAACCGAAGATGGCCTGACGCGCATATGCACAACAGACACAGAGGTTGGCTATGCCGAAGTGCAACAGGGTTCTGCTACAACCGAAGCAGAAATTCAGACACTATTGAAAGAGTTTTTCGAGGATATTAAAGCCGAGCGAATTTACACCGAAAACCTCGAACCAGACTTTACCGAAAACTTTCGGGATGATGTGTATATGGCTGGCGAAATCAAGCGCGTAGATTATTCGTGCGACAGAAGCGAAGCTCTAACGCAAATTAATAGACTGGTTGCCGCTTTTCCCGAATACACTGTCGAAGGGTTGACCTCAAACTCGCAAAACGTCATAGGCGAATATGGAAACTACAGACCACCATATCCTGACAACTGCATTAGCTTCTATGACTTCTCGACACCCAACGCAGAAACCCTTGCCGCCTATGGATGTACTTTGGACACCTACGGAGAGGATTTGCTCCAATGGCATGGCATTAAACACGACCTGACCGCTGGCACCAAACAGGCCAAGTTTGTGTTTAGTCAAAACCACGGCACACACCTTACAAACCCACCAGCCCAACTACCGCCAAACCGCACAGCGTTCTATGCGCGAATACACAATACTGATGGGTCGGTTAGCCAGTGGGTCGATACTTACGTCATCAGCACCAACAACTATATGCGTGAATGGTGCGCCGATATTGGTAAACCCTTTCCTCTGCCTGACAGCGTTACAGACCAGCCGTGGTGCTTTGGAATTGTCCATGATGATACGAGTGGAGCGATAGAGTGCGTAAAAGCATACGTCCGTCACAGGTACTAGACCTTACTGATATTGATAAGCGTTTTTGGGAGACAGTTGAGTTGGAAAAACGCATTTACGAAACAAGGAAAAAAGGCAAATGGTTGAACCAATCTCATCCACTCTTGCAGGTATTGCGCTTGTGCAAAAAAGTGTGGAGTTCATCAAATCAAACATCAATACGGTGAATGACATAGGCCAAATCGCTGGCGCACTGGACGGTCTGTTTGCGGGAGAGAAACAGGTTCAAAAAGAAAGATACGGCGGTAAGTCGCTTATTGGGCAAACTAAAGATGCCGCCCACTCAGTTATAGACGCGAAATTGGCACAGGAAAAACTCGAAGAAATGTCAATACTAATCGACAATCGTTTCGGATACGGCACATGGAGACAGATTGTAAATGAACGAGCCAAACGAATTTCTGAAGAAAAAGAGCAAATACGTCAGCAAAAGGCGTTAGCGAGAAAGAAAAAGGAAGAGTTTGTAGAAGCCGCAACAATAGTTGGAAGTGTGGTTGGCGGGTGCGTCCTGCTTATCACAGTTCTTATGGCTTTGTTTCTTCTCTGATTGGAGCAATCAAGTGTACCCAGATGACAAAACAATAATAGATTTAAGCGCACTAGGCGTGACCGCAGGAGCTTTTGTGGAAATACTACCTTCTATTACAGCCCTCGCTTCACTGCTCTGGGTCTGTATTCGTATTTACGAAACCGAAACAATCAAGAAACTAATAGAAAGAATAAAAACATGATGAGCCTTTTATCAAACGCGATTGGTCTGGTTGGCAATGTGGCAGGAAGCTACATGGAACGCAAAGCAGACGAGCAGAAAGCTAAAGGCGAGATTGCCAAGAAAGTAGCGGCTGGCGAAGTCAACTGGGAGAACCAATGGGCATCCAACGCCAACAACGGGTGGCTTGATGAGTTCTACGGGGTTCTCTTGGCTGTGCCGATGGTCTTGGTCTTTCTTGGTGACGAATGGGCCGTAAGGGTCAAAGCAGGATTTATTGCGTTAGATGAGAGCGTTCCTGAGTGGTACATCGCGGCATGGCTTGCCGCCGTGGGTGCGGCTTTTGGTGTTCGTAGTGTCTCCAAGCTCCGCAAATAAAACCGTTACAAGGTAACGATTATGTCAAACAGAGATTACAAATCAGAGTATCGTCAGTTTCACGCCCGTCCAGAACAGAAGAAACGCAGGGCAGGGCGCAACGCGGCTAGACGATATATGGTAAAACAAGGACGAGTAGCCAAGGGCGACAACAAGGACGTTGACCATCGTGATTTCAACGCAAGAAACAACGACCCTGCAAACCTCTCCGTCAAACCCAGAAGTGCTAACAGAGCAAGGAAACCTAGAAGCTATGGCTGATAAGAAAGTATCTGAAATACTCAACGAGCTACACGAGGCAGTCGCAAGTGACCTGCTGTTTAAAATCAAGTCTGGCGAAGCGAAAGCCGCAGACCTGAGTGTCGCCGCAAAGTTCCTCAAGGACAACGGTATCGAAGCTATCCCGACAAACAACAGTACCCTAGTCCAACTCCTAGAAGAGATGCCTTTTGACGAAGACGACCTCATCCAAACTAACTGACTTTCGGAACTTCCTGTTCCTAGCTTGGAAACATCTAAACCTACCTAACCCGACACCCGTCCAATATGACATGGCAGAGTATCTCCAGAACGGCCCACGCCGTCTGGTTATCGAAGCCTTTCGTGGCGTAGGCAAATCCTACATCACGAGTGCGTTTGTCGTTCACCAGCTTCTGACAAATCCAGAACTGAAGATACTGGTGGTATCCGCTAGTAAGACACGGTCAGATGACTTCAGTATCTTTACGCAACGGCTCATCAACGAGATGCCGATACTGCAACACCTGAAGCCCCGCGAAGACCAGCGGATGTCTAAAATCAGCTTTGATGTTGGCCCAGCGCAAGCTTCGCACAGCCCTAGCGTCAAGTCCGTGGGTATCACGGGTCAACTCGCTGGCTCTCGCGCCGACATCATCGTAGCTGATGACGTAGAGATTCCTAACAACTCAGCCACACAATCTATGCGCGACAAGCTGTCGGAATCCGTAAAGGAATTTGACGCTGTCCTCAAACCTGATGGACGCATCATCTACCTTGGTACACCCCAGACTGAGATGTCCCTATATGAGGAACTTCCCAACCGTGGATACCAAGTTCGTATATGGCCTGCCAGATACCCCTCAGAAGACCTCAGAGGCCGCTACGAGGGGCGTTTAGCTCCTCTGGTAGGTGACCACCTAGACAAGCACGGAGAGGCCTGTACGGGCCTCCCTGTAGACCCTACGAGGTTTACTGAAGATGACCTAATGGAACGTGAGTTGTCCTATGGTCGTTCTGGCTTCTCTCTCCAGTTTATGCTCGACACCAGCCTGTCTGATGCCGACAAGTATCCTCTCAAACTCAACGACCTGATTATTAGCCCGTTGGATAACGACAAAGCCCCTGAGAAAGTCGTATGGGGTCGTGACCCCGCACGGGAACTCAAAGACCTACCAAACCTTGGTCTGGCTGGTGACCGCTACTACAGCCCTCTAGAGAACATCGGGGAGTGGCTGGAGTACTCTGGGTCAGTTATGTCTATTGACCCGTCAGGTCGCGGTGCTGACGAAACAGCCTACGCAGTCGTAAAGATGCTCAACGGCAACCTGTATGTCTCTG